AACTTGTTTAGTGTTAGCCATAGAACGCGCTAATGCTTTAGTATAGCGAGTGCTAAGTTTGTCGTAAAGATTATCCTCTACAGCTTCTTCTGTCAGTGCAAAAGCTAAAGCAATAGTCTCGTTGGTGTACCTAGCAGTGTAAGTTTCTTGAGCATCTTCGTATGATACTCCTTGACCTTCCGGTTTTACAGCTGCATTAGCGAAACCGCCAAGCATTACTTCTTCTTCGAAAGCACGATCAGATGATTCTGAATCGAATATTTCTTTGTCTTGATTTTCGTATCGGTCGTACTCTAAACCAAACAGGGCGTTCAAACCAGGTTCGAGTTCTTTGACCAATTGCATTCTTGAAATAACCATTGTTCAATATCTCCTTAGGTTTATACGCCAGCGCCATTGTTATAGTACAGATGCTCGTTGAATCTTACGATCCAGTTAGCATTAGCACTAGCAATGTCACTGTTATCAGGATCTTCGCAAATTCTGATAATTCTTAATTGAGCAGCACCGCCTGCAGCAGCACCTAACTCAGATTTAGATTGACCATTGATAGTAGAACCCGCAGCATAAACTTGGTCAGCGTTATCGCCAACAGCAGTTTGTCCTAGAGTTGCATTATCTTGAATTTCGAAGAGCATGTTTGGATCATCGTAAACGAACGCGTCTATATCGCCCACAGTAGGTGTTATGCTACCAGGGTAGTAGTTTGACCATGTTGGTTTTTGTGTAGTAGGGTCATTGTAGAAACAACCGTTGAAAACTCCAACGTTAGCAGTGTCAGCGTTTCCACTAACCTGTATAGTTCCTGCAGCAACTAACTTAACGATATCTCCTTTGAAAATCGCAGTAGCATAGCCATCTGCAATTTTGTATTTAGAAGTACCGCCATTTTGAATGCCGCTTCCTAATTCGCCTACAGGTCTTAAACCAAATGGCGCGTCTTTATTAGCCATGATTTTTTCTCCTGAAAAAATTTAATATAACACACTCACCCCGAGTGTGTTAAAAAGTTATACTTCATCCTTAACGGATAAAGTAAAATTGTAATTTAGGGGGTTAAAATCTAGTTAGATTTTTTGCCACCAAAACTTACTTGCGACCTGCTTTCTCTCGAAACAGGCATACTAGGATGTTGGTCCTTTAGAGGATCGTTAGCGATCGCATCATCTTTATCTTGCGTTACTTTTGCAAAATGTTCTGCACGTTCTTTAACAGTCTCTATCGGAATCCTTGCTAGCATTAAACCTCCAACAGCTATAACACCTTCATATTTACCTGAATCAATTTGTGGCCAAATGTTAGTATCATATTCGTCTGCACGAACAAATTCCCAACCTTCTCGTAGTTTAGCGGATACATTTTTTTGATCCATCTGTCCTACAGATTCGGCCCTTACCCATCTGTGTTTAAATCCAGCAGGTGCAGGTGGTGCGTCTAGTTGCGATGGTGGAGACCATGGTTTCCTTCTCTCATTATGAGTTCTGGTTTCAGCCTCGCGTGATGGTAGTTTTGTTTTCATTACTTTATTATTCATATGCTTACTCCTTCACGTATTTCGCATATTCGCTTAGTGGCACACCTAACTTTTTAGCTATGGCAACTTGTGATGGTGTGAGTCTCACGGTGCCTTTGCGCCTTGCTACCGGTGCACTTCTATTTGCAGAAGCTACCGTTTGAGTAGGCGAAACTGGTTGTTCAAACTTATGCGGAAATGTTTCACGCATTCTTTTGTCTATCTCACTATAATAGTCATCAGATGCTGTGTCAAATCCTTCTTCCATTAGTTTACGATGAATTGAGAAAGAAGTCAAGGTCATTGGTTCATCTGAACCAAACCAATCATTTTTTTCAGCCCATGCTTCAGCTTTAGGATCTGGCGGAGCAGGTCTTGCAGCTTGAGGTTGTGGTTGTTGAATTTGTTGAGGCATTTGAGGTTGATTAGGGTCAACTCCACGTGCTTCCATTTCTTTTTTTAATCTTTCTCTTTGATCAATACTTCTTTTAGCTCTATCAGAATCTATGGCTAACCTAGCTAGTTTTTGTTGAGCTTCTACTTGTAAATCAATATCACCTAGATCCATAGCATCTTTTAATTGCTTTTTAGCTTCAGCAGTTTGAGATTCTACACGTGTAGCAAATTCATTTACATAACCTGTATCTAATTGACGAGCACGTTTTTCTAGTTCAGTTTGTTTAGTTTGCACACCTTGTGCAAATTCAACAGCAGCTTGTTCCCTTCTTTCTGCTTCGCGTAATTTTTTAGTTAATTTGTCTATACGGGATTGAACTTTTTTCCCATAATCTTCCATTTCTCCTTCAGATGCTGTTTCTTTTTTATCTTCAATAACAACTTCTTTAGATTCGTTGACTACTTCAACATCATCTTCCTTATTAATTTTCTTTTCTGTATCGTCTAATTTAACATCAACAGATTCTCCAGTAGAAGGAAGGTCTACCATTTTTTCATCGGCTTCGGCTTGCGTTTCTATTGCAGGCATATTTTACTCCTGTTTACTTATATTGCAAGATATCCTCTGGGTCTTTTACCACAGCAATTATCTCGTCATCATTTAATATTCTCACTTCTCCACCTTCTATTCCAAACCTAGATCCAGCATAGCGACCAAATATAATCCAATCACCTTTCTTGCACCAAGGTCCATTTGGAAACCTTTCTTCATTTTTATAGCATTCTTCACCCATTTTAAGAACTAAAGCGGTTACGGTTGTGTAACCACGTTCTTCCATGTGTTGATCTGTTAGTATAACTCCACCTTTTGTTTTACCTTGTCCTTTGTATGGTAAAACTAATAATCTCCAACCAGTAGGATCTGGTAATCGTTCTAATACTTTATCGGTAGGTAAGTGCTCTATGTCAGCAGTAGCATCTTCTTGTAATTTTTTAAGAAAGCGATTTTCTTTATCTTCTGCTATCTTATTATTTTCATCAGCTTCTACAGCCAAATCTTTTTCCTCTAACGCGAATACACGTTTAGGTAATTCTTTCTCCGTCATTGTTTTCCTCATCTTTCTGCAGGTCTTGAATCTCCTGTTCCATTATTGTGTAAGCTTTGTGCTCGCCCACTGCTTTAACATATTCATCAAAGCTTGGCAAGCCCGCAGCTATAACATCTTTTAATTCATTTTTGCGCGTTCGTAATCTTTTTAAAATTACGTAAATCGCGGTTTCGTCTCGCATTAAATGCCTTTCTTTTTATTTTTTAAATCCGTAAGATCCTTTAGGCTTTCTAGTTGCTTTAGCAACGTTTCTTCTACCTTTCATAGACATTTTTTTACCAGCTTCTTTACCCATGGTCATACCTAATTGTTCATCTTTTCTATCGTTATAACCTTGTTTTTTCTTTTTTTTCTTAACTGAACCACCTTTTTTATAGGTAGTAGTCATCATTTTTTTACCAGGTGTTTTTCTAGCTTCTGGCCTAGCCATTATTTTTCCAACCATTTTAACAATTCCATTTACGCAATGATTTATTTATCCTCGAATTAGGATCGTTAGCCGTCTTTGCGCTTGTACGGCTTTTTTTCATGCCAGACATTCTCGCACAAAAACTCTTTCTTCTATTAGCAGCTTTTGATCCCTTTTTCAACTTAGAGGGTTTAGTAGTCACTGCTGTTTTTAATTTAGAACCTGGGTTAGCTTTTCTATAAGAAGCAACACCTTTTTTGTTCAATCCACCTGATTTACTTTTTCCTTCTTTACGTTGCCATGCTGCTGTCTTAGGCATATTTTGTTTTTTTTCTTCTGTTTTCCATTACCATGCCGCAACCCTTTGCTATGCCTTTTGGATTCTTATCTGATTTAGCTTTTCTTTTTTGTGATAATGATTTTTTCTTAGCCATTAATATATTGTAGTAGTAGGTCTTTTATTAGGCAGCATTAAATTAAAACCTCTTGGTTTTACCACCATACCACCTTTGTTTTTTTTGATAGGTTTACTTCCGTATTTCTCAGTCCACTCTTTAGCTATTTTAGGCTCATTAGCAAATAAATATCTACGTTGTTTTTCTGATTTAAAAGGCATTATTTACTTTGGCTTTTTTTAATAGCTGCAGCTGTAGGAGCGCCTTTAGCACCTTTCTTTCTCATTGTTTCACCACGTTTTCTTTTTTGATGAATGTTATACCATAAACCTTTTTTAGCTGTTTTACCTTCTTTAGTTACATGTGTATCTTTTTTAGCAGTTCCACCTTTTTTCATACCAGTTTTCTTTTTAGCCATAGATTTGGAGATAGCTCTAGATCTAGCTGCTTCCCAACCTTCTATTTTACCATTTTTGTTTATGTCTGCTTTTGATTTTTTAATCATTATTTGTCTCCTTATTTTTTCTTAATTAAACCCATTGCACCTTTTCCAGCCTTAATGCCGAAGCTCGCTGAGCAGGCTATATATAATAAATGTTTATAATAATCCGGAAGTGACTGCAGGGCAACAAACCCAGCATGAATATGTTCTGTCATTCCTGGAAAAAATACGAGCGTTGCCGGTGCCAGAAGGCAAATTAAAATTAGCTCATCTTTCCACGACCCTTTCATTTGATCAACGGCTGATGCTTCCCATTTAATTTTTCCTGCTGCTATATCTTCTTGCTTCTTTTTTTCTGCTTGAATTTTAGCAATCTTTACTTCACCATTTAATTTCTTTGTCGCTACGAAGCCTTTTACTCCGTCTGCTACTACGCCCAATAAGGGTTTTGCCAACAAATGCCACATAATTACCTCACTAATTCCATTATACCACCACGTGCCATTTGAGGCATGGCCATTTTAGTATATGGATTATATCTATTAACACGAATCATATAATCAAGCAACTCTGTTTGACCTGGGACGTTTTCTCCAGCACCTAATTGCTTTGGACCTTGGTTCATCATAGCGTAAGCTGCTGCATCTCCTCCGTAACCATCTCCTCCGTAACCATAATCAAAGCCAGAAGAACCACCAAATAGTGTATCACTAAAATCTTCATCTTCATCATCATAAAAACCTTTAGAAGTTTCATCATAACCATCACCAGTTATATCTTGAAAACCAACTTGAGATTTAAACCAATCTTTCCAATCTTTGGATAATTTTCCCGTAGATTGTTCATAATCAATTAAACTTTCACCAGAAGCTGCAATTTCAGCTAAGTCTTCATAAGAAATATTATCTGGAGTAAAAATAGGCATATTAATAAATTTATCATTTCCTGTAATGTAAGATTTTGTACGCGCAATTCTTTCTGAAGGTGTCATAACTTCAGATCCAGTTCTAACTCTAAAAGCTTCTTTATCTGCTGGAGATGATCTTACATCTTTAGTGCTATAAGAAAAACCTGATTTACCCGGAACTGTAGCCGAAGTCCTGCTAGGTAAATTAATTCTAGCTGGATTATTACTAACAGATGAAGGAGAATAAAAACGATTGCTACTTACAGTTGTAGGTCTGTAAACAGAAGTATTTTTACTATTATCCTCATTATATCCTGGTCTAGCCATTATCTGACACCTAATCTGTAGGGTAACATTTCATCATCCATAAATTGATAGAAATAATTAGGAAGTTGCATAGGGAAATATTCATCATAATAATCTTCCATTGCACCAGTAGATAGTACTTCTGGATATTCAAAACCTGCTTGTGATGTATAAGCTTCACGCATAACATCTCCTGCTGGTGTACCTAGTCTTGTTGGTCTGTAATCTAAATAACTAAAATCACCTAAAAGTTCATTTTCTTGTTTTGGTATCATTGCACCTAACATTGGAATTCCTGATGCAGCGCCCATAATACCTTTCATTATTTCTGGCATACCTCTTGTAAATGCATATGTTTTTGGAAAGTGTGATTGATAACTTTCTGGATTAGTCATCATGTATTGGTTCATTAATGCACGGTAAGGTTCATCATACAGTTTACGAAATTTTTCAGCGTTTGCAGAACCCATAATTCCACCGTCTGGACGTGCGCCAACAGCTTTTAATGCTTGTTTTTTTAACCCTTCTCTAAACTTTGTAAAATCACTACGCTTAGCTGTGTTAGGATTAAAGTTTCGCATGAAACTATCATATTTTTGAGCCTTGGCTTCACGCTCTTTGCGTGAAGCCTCCATGCTCTTTCTTTGTCTATCAACAAATGGTTTCACTATGCTCCCATCATTGACTGTAGAACTATAAGTACAACAACTGCAACGATACCGGCTTTAATCCAGTCTTTCATTCCCCAGTCGCTCCACTCTTTTAAATGTGCCCATAAATCATGTAATAACTTCATGTTACCTCCTAATGTATAGTATGTTGTTTAAATTCCTGCTCCAATGCAGTCATAAAATCAAAGGACTCTACAACAGATTGGAAGATAAAGGAAGTTTGTTCTGACCCTAACTCTTCAACATAATGTTGACGTGTTACAGCCATCAAAGCTGCGCATACTAATAACGCATCTTCAGGATTTTTAACTAATGATCTAGCTAATTGATCTAACTCTTGCATAGAATCACTGATCTTTTTTATTGATTTGACTTCTCGCATTTATACCTGCTGTTGTTATATCTTTTTCATTTTTCATTGCTTCTTTCGTTAAAGAAACATTTTCTTTCAATTCTCCTAATGCGTCTTTAGCAGCATCTTGATCAATAGTGCTAGCAACTTCCATTAATTTAATTGTTGTGTCAGCTTCTATCTTATCACGTTCCATGTCAAGTTTAGATGCATCGAGAGTTCCTTTAGTCTGCATTTCTTGTTGACGCATCATTGCTTCAGCAGCTCTTAAATCAATTTCTTGTTGTTTAAGTTTAACAAGAGGATCTTGTGCTTCACGTTTAGTTCTAGCTTCCTCATCTTGTGCTAACTGCGTAGTCATTTCTGCTTCAAGTTTAGCAATAGCATTTGTTTTTTCCTCTGCTAACGCTTGAGCTGCTTTCTGCATTTCTTGCATTGCTTGTGGATTCATTTGTGCTTGTTGCATTTCCATTTGTAATTTTTGCTCTTGTTCTGCAAACTGCTGTTGAACTTGTTTAGTTGCCATTAATGCAACATGCTCTGACATGTGTGCTTGTAACATAGAATACAAAGGCGGATTAATTTGCACCATTCTTGTAAACATAAATTCAGCATGTGCTTTCATATGTGCAGGATGATCTTGTTGAATAAAAGCTTTTAAAGGCATTCCTTTCATAGCCCCTGCATTTTCAACAGCTGGACTTTGTGGAGCTGGTTGCTCTTTGTCCGGTTTTAATATTGCGTCAATACTATCAACACCCATAGCGGAATACATACGTCTGTATGCTTCTCTTATGTTATGCATTTGTGGATTAGATTGCGCTAATTGTAATTGTTGTTGTGCCAACATAACTCTTTGTGACATAGAAAAAATATTAGGATCACTAACTGGAATAATATCAACGCGCTCATCAAAATCAGCTTGCTTGATCATTCTGTTTCCACCTACCACATGGTAAGGATATTCCGGTGGAGTATACATTTGTAAACACGTAGCTAGTAATTTAAATTCTTTTCTTTGTGAATAGTATAATCTTTTTTGTATTGCACTCATTACTTTTGTACCACGTTCTAGTAGCGCTAATGTTGTGCCTACAGGATTTTGTTCATTACCTTCACCCATTTTCATGTCTGCAATAGCAGCAAAAGATTTACCTGCATCAACAGAATAACCTAATAATTGGAATAATGTTCCACTTGGTTCTTTATACGGAAGAGGTAATAATGATTCTTTAATAGATGTACCTGTTACATCTACATCTCTAAACTCACCTGGTTGTAAAGGTTCATCATGATCACGTATACGCATTCCTCTCGCTTTAAATCCTGCAGGTAGGTTAGCAAGTGTACCTGCATCAATTAATTGTCGCAAAACACTTGTTGCAGTTCTTGATAACCCACCTAGCATGTGTATTAGACCAAAGCCGTAGAAGCCTAGTCCTGGGAGGAACTTAAAGTGTACAAAGTAAGCATTCTTTTTAAAAGATACATCACCTTCTTTGTAATTTCTTTTAATTGATAAAATTGTTTGTGAGTATTGATCAATAGTAATAATGTAAGGAAGTTTTACTCCGCTTGAATCTTCAAAAGTAGGTACATCAGCATCAACGTGCATTTCTAAAATTACATGCTCTTCATTTTGTTCATCTGAAACTGCTTCTACACCTTGAAGCTCATTTACTTTTGATTGTATTTCATTTGTGTTTTCTACAATTCCAGAATTAATTTCTACATCCCTGTAAAAACCAGAAACTTGAAATTTCTTTACTTCGTTAGAAGACATTTTTACAATATGTGTAATTCGTTCTGCTTGTTCTAAATCTGTTGCTAAATAGTTAATAACTAAATCTTCACTAGCAACGAACTTAGATACACAACGTTTTAAAATTTCATCATAATAAACTTTTTTAAAAGCAGATCCTGATAAAGGTAAATAAAATAATAGCTGGTCCATTTCAGGATCAAACTCTTCCATCACATTCATAATGTAATAGTTCATGTATTCTTTTACTCGATCAGCTTGCTGTTCTGTTTGTGGAGTTATTTCTCCAACGATTTGAGTTCGTACGGGGCCGCTTGGGGGGAGGAGTTCCTTATAAGCTTGTGCCTGAAACTGTGTAACAGATTCAGCTAGTAAGGGATGTACGACCCCGGACGCTCCTTCGAAGGGTTGTGTACGGTCTTCGTATTTAAAACCTAACATATCAAGGCCTTTGACATAGGTATCTTCCCAGTCTTTCCTTGAATCTTTATCCGCTTCGAATGCGTTTACCAAATCCGCTGAGAATTTGGATAACTCGTCATCTGAAATATATTCAGCTAAATTTGCGTTAAATGGAACATTTGATCTATCAATTTGTACATCATCTGTAATTTGTTCTGCACTACCATCTTCCATCATTTCAAAACCATCAAATTGAACTGTGCTGTCCAATTGTATTTCTTCACCAACTGGTTCTACTTCTAAAGCAGTATCAATTGCTGCTAATGCCTTTTCTATATTATTTTTACTATCATCTACCATGTACTACTCCACCTTCTTGAAATGCAGAAATACCGCCAGATATAATTTCTTCTGCTTTATTATTGCCTTTTAAGTTCAACATTTTTACGCCCCCGAAAATTTCTCCCTCAGGTGTTCTTATAACAGTATTTAGAAGATTTGCACCTGTTTTCTTAGATGCGTTAGATAGTGCTTTATTAAGTATAGGTCCATACGCACCAATGTTACCATTATAATCTCTTCCGCCTGGACTTAAATTACGGTTTTTAATCTTTGGATTAGAAAATGCCACGCCATCATATTTACCATCTTTTGCAATTCTTACTAAATATTTAGCAACAAATTCCATGTATTCTTGTGAATTTTGAAAAGGGCCTTCTGGAATACTTCCACCAATATTTCCTGCAGCATCTTTAGATTCTTGTAACATTTGTCTTATCTTACCACGCTCTTCCCCTAACTTTTTTAATGCCGGCGAACGTGGATTAGTTGCCAATAAATTTTCTATTTTAAGATTAATTAAATCTAATTGTTGTTTATTTGCTGCTAAGTCTGGAGGTAGAGGTAAATCTTCACGTCTTGCGTATCCTTCTCTATCACCAAGTTTTTTTCCTGCTGCTTTAGATTCACGTATTGCACGTTGAATAGGTTGGTGCATATCTGACTGTATTTCTTCTACAAATAAAATTCTTCTACCAAATTCATCTGTTCTATCAGAAACACGTGCGTGCACGAAAGCATTTTCTCGTTGGGGTTTGGTTAAATTAAAACTATGTGCATACTCATAAGTAGGTTCGTTTTGACGAAGTTTTCCTGGCTTATATTTAAACATAAACTCGCGGTAATTATCACCACCCGGTAATGTTTGTTGTCCAGCATGTGCTGGTTTTAATGCATAGTCTTTTTTAGTTAAATTAATTCCACGGCTTCCTACAGCAGAAGATAAAGCAGTTAAAGGTTCTCTTATGGCAAAAGGCACATTAGCAGAAAAATCTAAGCCTTGTTCCATGGCCCCTTTTATTCCAAACGTTCTTTCCATGTATTTATTAACATTAGTTACTATTTTATCTAAATTTCCTTGTGCGAGCTTACCATCTTGAATAACAGTTGGTAAACTGTTCTGTAAATATGCAATTAAACCTCCAACACGTGGATCTTTTGTCTCCGGGTCTATTTTTCTAACATTTTTGTATAAACTATTTAAAATACTCTCTGGTCCAGGTGTTCCTAAGGCAATAACGTCAAATTTAGGTGCTATTTCATCAAATTCTTTGACTAAATCACCTTTTGTAAACGATTTATTACCTGCATTAACTAAAAAATTGCCCAGCGACGTGTCCCGCATCTCTGAAGACTTAATATTTCGTGATTTTAGGTAGGATAACCACTGGTTAGCGCCCATTTTCTCTTGTGGAGCTTGAATAATGGCGTCACGCGACGCGAAAAAGAGTGCTCCAGTGTCTTCTGCGGGTGGTTGTGTGCCTGTTTTGCCTACTTTATACGAATCAGCTAATGGATCGTTACGTAAAAAATCTCTAGCCGCTTTTTCGCTTTTAAAATCTTTTATTGGTAACCCAGCTTCATCAAAAACACTGTAATACGTTGATCCAGATTTAACAATTTTAGCTTTTTCTAAATTAAGTTTTGTTGTTGATCCTTTACCTTTCGGTGCTGCTATCTTTGGTTTGTACTGGCTTATGTTACGTAGTACTTTTGGTAGAAGGGCTTTAGTTACCATTACCTACCTCCTGATGACCTGGGTCCTGGGACCGAGGATTTTTTATAAGGGTAATTTGTTGTCGCACTGTATTTATCTTTTAAATAATTATCTAATTTCATTTGTCTAATATTTTTAGGACTGTTCATTGGATTAGTTCCTTTAAATTTTGTATCGGTTAACATCTTTAATTGTTTAGGACTTAATAGTTGTGCCATTCGTTGTAATGCTTTACTTCCTAACATAGACGCAAGTCCTCCAAGGTTAAAGTTATATTTTGAACCTTTGTTTTTCATATAAGGAGCAATAGTTCTATAGTAATCTCCATAGTTATCACGTCCACGGTCGGACCACCACTGTCCTTGTCCTATTGAAACAGCTTCCTTACTATCTTTAGGGACAAGATTTCCATCTTTATCTTTTCTAAACATTTTAGAAGGTTGATCAAAACCTAATTTACTTTTATGAGTCTTAGCATTAAGTAACTCTGGCTTGTACCCTCTAAGAAAATAATCATCAGGCATGTCATTATAAAGTCTAGCCATGTTATCATATAGGCCTCCAAAATATTTCATTTTATTTTTAGAACTATCATACATCATGGATTCTAAACCAAGTTTTCGCATGTCACGCGTTATGTTTTTAACTTTAGAATCTATAGCCTCTTGTGCCATTAAAAAATTTCCTTTAGATATTTTACCGTCTTTGTATTGTTTAATTAAATCATATTTTCCAACATTTGCTTTAGCGTCAAAAGGAGCATTCATTATATTATCTAATTGTGATTCATAATATCTGTGATAGCTTTTGTTTCTAAAGCCTGTTGATAAAAAACTAGGTTTACTTACATAAGGTAAAAAAGATTCAGGAAGATTAGCTCTACTTTGAAACATTCTTTTATCGTCCATGTAAGGATGATTGGCATCTATAGCATTTTTTTTAAGTACTTGGTATTTTAATTCTTTACCCCCAGATTTATAGGGCTCGTACATATCTTTATTTAAAGGCCCAATAACAGGTACCTCAGGATTTTCCCTGCTTGTAAAAATACTTGCTATACCTCTTTTCTTATCCTTTACGTCTCCAACTTTTTTTATACCTTTTAAAACTTCTATATCATTTGTTGTATAATAAACATCATCACTTAAAAATTTTGCTTTTGTAACTGGATCATTAAAAATATTTTTTTTACCTACAGTAAATTGATTAAGTCCTCTAGGGTCATTGTAATTTATTAATCCTGTTGAATCGTCAGTAAAATATCCTCTATTGTTTGCCATGTTAATTTGGCGTTGATTTGTTTGTGGAGTGTATCTATTATCAACAAAAGGACCAAAAAAATTACTAAAAGTATTTCCAGCTTTATTACTTGCGTTTGCAATAGAACCTGTTGATGCTTGGTTTAATGGAGGTCTTCTAAAAACAGTGCTAACTGCTTTTCCTAATAACTCACCTTTTCTTTTAGACATTATCGATCACTAGTAATGGCGTCAGATAGTCCTAAAATTCCTCCTCCTTGAATTACTGATCTTGAAGCTGGAGCAGTTAAAAAAGGTACAGTGAAACTATATTTCGCGCCATCTTTTCCGCTTCTAAGAGGAAAATCTGGTATTCTTTTACCTGTGCTTAAAGGATATAATTGTCCTACGGTGTTATTTATGTATTTATTAGCTTTTAAAGCATTACCGGCTGTTCGTGCAGTAGTTCCATAACCAAATAAAGATCCTAAAAGATCCATTGTAGTATCTTCTCCGTAAAACTCTCTTCCTTCATCTGTTGCGTATTCAAAAGGCTCATATCTTTCATCAAATAAATCAGTAAATAATCCTAAATCATAATTTGGCTGTTCATTCATAAGCATGGATTCAGCTAATTGATCTGATACGCCTAAAGAATTAGCTATGCTTTCAACACCTCTATCAACATATCCTGATGTAAAATCATCTACAATTGAGTCATAAATTCTATCTGCAGCTGGTGCAAAAACACTTTCATTATATTTATTTATAAGAGCATTAGTGAATTCAGTTTCATCATTATATTTTCTTCCTTCAAAAGGTTGATCCATAGTAAATAAATTATCGTTTCTGTAATCATCAAAACTTTGAATTTGAGGAAGAATAACTTGATCTCTAAATTGATCAGCTCCAAAATCATCTTGAACTGAAAATCCTTTTCCTCTTAAATAATTTTGAAAACTAGTATTTCCAAATATAGCATCTGGATCAGAAAAGTCATAAAAACTTGTGGGTCCATCATAAAGTTCATTTGCTTGATGGTAGGCAGCTCTTTCTTGGTCATAAATGTCATCAAAATTTGCAAAGGGATTATAATTTCTATTAAGATTATATAATGTATCGCCTAAACCAACTCCAGAACCTCTATTACTTAAAAATTCATTACCAGTGATAGATCCTGCTGCTTGACTAAGCGCTTCAGGCACTAATTGAAAAATGTCACCAATTTGTTCTGCGCTTCCAGCTAAAGAATTTCCAATGTAACGAAGTGTATCTTGATTATAATCTATAGGAAGTTGACCCTTACTATACATATCATTTCTGGCGTCTTGAAATCTATTGTATTTTGTACCAGTGTTTTGAAGTGCACTACCAACATCACGAAAAAATTGTTCGATGCCTCCACGGCCTTCGTTATTAATCCCTGGTTGGCGGTCCGAGGGCCTGAATTGTCTATCTATCTCTCTTAAATTTACCATTAGTAATACGATCTCCTCCTACCGCTATCAATTGGCTCTTCTTCAAAGTCATCTTTTAACGTAACATGGTAGCCTTGTCTATATTTCATTAAGGCTTGCGTGGTCGAATCCACGTAGTCATCATTATCACCGAAGGGAAAAGCTGCACACTCTTCTATGACTTCTTCAGCGAAATCTTTTTTGGGCGCCCAAACGGCTCCTGATTCAAATAGCGGAGCCACGCTGTTTACCCTCGTGTGTTTGTCATTTCCTTTTGAGGGTGTAAAATTTATAACAGGTATTCCCATCTTTTGCAACTCATGAGTTAATGGTAGCCCAGAAGCCTTGGCTTCTATGATAACCATCTCCGGTTCCCAGTACTTGTATTGTTCCATTGCTTCTGCTTTTAGTTCAGG